AGCCGCAGCGCCTGTACCGTGTCATGGCCGACTACCAAGTCCGCATCCTGCGCAGCGACGTGACCTTGCCGCAAGTGATGATTGACGCCGGTGCCTACAACCTCGACGACCTGTCGGACGTCAACGCACCCAACCCTACCGACGGGCAGGCGCTCATCTACGACGACGCCACCAGCACGTGGATTCCGGGCGATGTGAGCGCCACCCTCGCCGCCCTGACCGACGTGGCGCTTGACGAGCCGCTTGATCGCGAGGCTCTCGTGTACGACGAGGCCACCACATCGTGGATAAACGGCGGCCCGGCCAAGATTGATTTCCCCGTGTACAACAACGACAACGCGCTCACCATTGCGGTGGGCACCGTGGTCGCTTTCACCGGCGTCGTTCACGGCGACCGCATGGGCATTGCGCCGTTCAGCGCATCATCAGCCAACGACCCGCGTGTGGTGGTCGGCATCGCGGTGGAGTCCATTGGGTCGCGTCAGCCGGGACACGTTCGTTCGTACGGCAACGTCTACGGTATGAACACCAACGCCTACACGGTTGGGACCATCTTGTACGCATCGACCACCGCCGGGCAATTGACCAGCACCCCGCCGACCGCGCCCAACCACCGCATCGCCATCGCCGTGGTGACCAAGCAGAACGCCAACAGCGGGCGGGTGTTCTGCCGAACGTACACCCCGGCCTACCGTTTGGCCGACCTTTCAAACGTGGCATCCACGACGCCCAACCCCGGGCAGGGTCTCGTCTGGAACGGCAGCACGTGGGCGCCGGGCGCGGTCGGCTACGTGCCCGGGTCACCGCCCCCGGGCGGGTTCCTCGGCAACGTCTTTTACCAGGACAACGCCGGAAACTTGACGTTTGAGGACGCGTTCCGCTACACCGCTTCGACCAACACGCTCGCCGTCGAGAACATCACCGGAACGACCGTCACGGGCACGGGCGTAGTGAAAGGCAGCAACACGTTTGGGCAGCGTTACGCAACGCAGGCGGCGACCAACCGGGCGCTTGCCAACACCGCGTCAATCACTGTCGAACGCTACTTCACCGTCACCGCAGAAGGCAACGGGGAGAGTTTCAACATCCAATCGAACACCCCGTCGGCAGGCAACAAAATCGTGCGGAAAATCTGGTACAAGGACGAAGCGTTCGAGGCCACCGACGTGGACACGTGGACGCTGCTGCACACCTTCGCTGATGACACCGCCTACGCTTCGACCGCGACCAAATGGCAGGAGTATTTGGACGGGCAGACGTACGGCAAGCCGCCATTCACGCTGGCGATAAGTTGGGAGGATGTGCCACTACCGACCACGCTGCTTGCCACGTATTCGGGCGCAACGGCAGGGTTTTCGCTGCGTTTAATCGGCGATGGCAATTACACGGGCAGCGCAATTCGCGTGCGCCGGGCATCCGACAACACGGAGCAGGACATCGGATTTGACGCCAACGGCGACCTTGACACCAGCGCGCTGACCACCTTCTGCACGGGGACAAATGGGTTTATCCGAACTTGGTATGACCAAAGCGGCAACACCCGCAATTTGGTGCAAACAACCACTTCGCGGCAATTCAAAATTTATGACAGCAGCACGGGCTACTTGGGCAAGTTGACGCAGATTGCAGGCACGGCAAACGGCTTGTTGTTTAGCAGCGTCACGATTTCGCAGCCGTTTAGCGTTTTTGCAGTTGCAGATTTTGGCGCGGCAACGAGCAATAATACGCAGCCGTATTTGTATGACGGAACTGGGGCAAGCAATAGGGCAATCACATACCTAAATGGCGTATCGCCAACAAACACGACAGGCTTTTTCAGCGGCACAGAAGTGACTGCGACGCCACGCCTTTCGGCTGGCAACAAAGTGATTGCCGCAATTCACAACGGAGCGTCTTCAACTTTACACTCCAACGGCGCGTCTGTTATTAGCGGCAACATCGGTTCAGATAGTTGGACGTTTGGTACTGTTGGCAATAGGTACATTTTAAACCAACAAAACAACATCACGTCACTTACCGAGTTCGTCGTTTGGCCTTCAAGTCAAGCGAGCAACCGCGCAGGCATTCAGACCAACATCAACGATTACTATTCTATTTACTGATGAATTACATCATCGTCCGCCCCGAAGGGATTTTAACAAGCCCGCAGCGTGCGCAGTTCATCACGCGTGAACTCTACTGCATCACCCTGCCCCTGCAATTCCAAACGCCCGACCAAGCCGACGGCACGGTGTTCGGCATCATCCACCACCCGACCGACGGCAGGGCAGCGTTGCAGGTGGATTTGGATTACGTCATCCCGGTGCATCCGCTGGTCACGTTGGAGCGGCTGGTGTCGCTCTTTCCCGAAATCACCGACGCGGAGCGCATGACGCTGATGCAGGTGATTTTTAGCAGCAAGGCGTTTCCGTTCCGGCACATCGTGCCAAGCACGGTCACGGTCAGGGACGAGGCATTTATGATTGCGGAAGGTTGGTTTCCGGCAGAGCCATGACGGTGCTTTCACCCATCCAACTGCTCGGCTACGTGCTGGCCGGAATGGCCGGGCACTACGACCTAGCCGGTGACATCGACCGCAACGGGGTTATCAACCTCGCCGACCTGCTCCAACTGCTAACCATGTTCTGATGGCGAAATCCCAGACCACCCACACCAAGGTGCTGCGCGAAGTGTCGCGGCCGGGCGTTCACGCGAAGACGAAAACCTCCAAGCGCAAGGCGTCGAAGCTGTACCGCAAAGCGTATGGCGGACAGGGTCGGTAGAACTTTGTACATTTGGGCTATGATCGTCACGCTCACCAAACCCCTGAAGGATTTCGGCTACGATTTCGAGGCCGGGAAGACCATCGAAGTGTCGATGAAGTTTTACCGCCGCCTTGTGGCAGAAGGCTACTGCGACCCGCACGAAAGCGAGGCGCCCAAGCCAGCCCCCAAGCCAGCCCCCAAGCCTAAAGCAACTTTACCCCCAACAGAAAATAACGAGGAATAATGGCACAGACCACTGGCATCCTGAATGCTTCGAGCATTCGCTTTTTTACCGGCACCACCGACGGCACGCACGTAGTGGTCGCCAACGTTACCGAGTGCAGCATCTCCCTGACCACCGACGTGCGGGACATTACGACGAAGACCTCCGGCGGATGGCGCGAAATCCTGCCCGCCCTCAAGTCGGCAAGCGTCAGCGTCAGCGGCTACTTTGCCGAGGACGCAACCAACGGCTTCAACACCCTGGTCGATTACCAAATTGCAGGCACCAAGGTATTCGCCACGTTCAGCAACGTCGGCAGCGGCTCTACCCCGAACACGGGTGACGAAGAATTTGACATCGCCGGGTACATCACCAGCATCGAGCAGAGCGCTGGCTTTGAGGACAACGTCACGTGGTCGCTGACCATGGACTTGACCGGCGCCGTTGTACGTGAGGTCATCGCCTAATGGAAGTACAAATCCAAGGCACGACCTACCCGCTGCGCGCGTCGATGGGCGCATGGCGCAAGTTCGAAACGGCGACCGGCGTACGAGTGGCAGGCATTGGCACCGATGACGTCACGCGCATCCCGGAGTTGGCTTACTACCTCATCCAAGCGGGGTGCAAGGCCAGCGGCATGAAGTTCGAACTGACCGTTGACGAGTTCCTCGACCTCGTGGAAATCGAAGACGTGCAAGCCATCAGCGAGGCGGTCGCCGGGCTGCTTGGCGGCAGCGGCAAAGGCCAAAAAAAAAGTCAGGCAAAGCCCTGACGTGGGATGAAATCGAAGAGATGGGGTTGGGCCAATTAGGCCTGACCCCTTCTTTGCTTTACGACCTTACGTTCCGGGAGTTCAGCAACGCCATGGCCGGGCGGCATTACGAGATTGAAATGCGCGAGCGCAGCGAATGGGAGCGCACGCGTTGGCTGGCCTGTAAGCTGCTCTACCCCCATACCAAAAAGCGGCTGAAACCTACAGACCTTGCCACATTTGAGTGGGAGAAGAAGGCCAAGACCGCCGTTGATGGCAGTGCTATCTTGCGGCAAATAGCGGGACATGGCAAAATTAGGTGACCTCATTGTCAAGATTGGAGCGGACACGCGATCGCTCAACACCGAACTTGGCAAGATTCAGCGGAAGATAAAGAACACCGCCGACAACATCCAAGGGTTGGGCCAGTCCATGACTATGGGCTTGACGCTGCCCGTGGCCGGGCTTGGGCTTGCAGCCGTCAAGGCGGCCGCCGACCTGCAAACGATGGAGACACAGTTCGTTTCGCTCACCGGCGGAGCGGAGCAGGCCGGGCAAATGGTGGACAAACTGAACCAGTTTGCAGCCGCCACCCCTTACGAAATCGAAGGCATCGCCAGCGCGGCGCGTCAGTTGATTGCATCGGGCACCGACATTGACCAAGTAACCACGCAGTTAGGATACCTGGGCGACATCGCGGCCGTTGCCGGAAAGCCTATCGAAGAAATGGGCGCGCTATTTGCCAAGGTGCAAGCCAAGGGTAAGGTTGAGATGGAAGACCTGAACTCGTTGGCGCTTGCAGGCGTTCCCATCTTTCGAGAACTTGCAAAGACCACCGGCCTACTGCCAGCGGAAATGGGCGCGGGAGCGGTCACGTTTGAGCAGTACAACGAGGCGCTGCGCGGCATGGCTGAAGAGGGCGGTTACGCGTTCAACGCCATGGAGAACTTGTCGCAAACCGCGGCCGGTAAGTTTAGTACGGCGATGGACGGGTTGAAGATGGCGGCCGCTTCGCTTGGTGAGGTGCTGCTGCCCATCGCCACCGCCGTGATTGACAAGGTCACCGAACTGGCGGCCAAGTTCGAGGCGCTGGACATGGGCACCAAGAAAATGCTTGTGGTATTCGGTGCTATTGCGGGCGCCATCGGCCCCGCGCTCATTGGTTTCGCGTTGGTATCCAAGGGCATGGTGGCGATACAAAACGCGGCGTCTTTGGCGATGAAGGGCATTCAGCTGATGAACGCCTCGCTGCTCACCAACCCCTACACCGCCATTGCCGTGGCGGTCGCCGCGCTGGTCGCGCTCATCATCACTAACTGGGGCGAAATCAAGGCGTATTTTAGCGAGGGCGAGGGTTCGAAGTTGTGGGATGATTTGGTTGCCACCTTCGACGCCACAGTCACCTACTTAAAAGAGTTGTGGCAGTTGTTCCTTGGTTTGATACAGGCATACTGGGACAAGTTCGGCAGCAACATCATGACAGCCATCGACACCGTCATGGACACGGTCATGGGCATCATTCGCGGGGCGCTGGAGTTCATCAAGGGGCTGGTCACGGCGTGGACTGGCATCCTCACGGGGGATTGGGATATGTTCCTAGATGGCTTTGGAAAAGCGACCGCCGGGGTTTGGCGGGCAATCATCAACACCTTCCTCGGCGGCGTGCGTCAAATATCTAACAGCGTCGACACGCTGCTAAACGCCGTGGGAATTGATAGCAAGATTGGGCCGTGGATTGAGGGTTTGCAAACCAAGGCGAACGCATATTTTGACAGCATCCAAGGCGGCGCTGACAAGGCCAAAGACAGCGTCGACGACATGAACGAGGCGGTGCAGGATGTCGACGCCCTGCCGCCTGTACCCGTCACGCCCAAGCCCACGATGGGCAAGGGCAAGGGCAAGGGCAAGGGCACAGCCAAAAGCAGCGAGGACGAAGAGATAGACGCGGACGCATTCAAGACCACCTTTGATGACCTCATCCGGCCAGTGGAGACCAAGGCCATGGCAACGGCGGCGTTCATTGCCGCGCTGCCCGACACGCTGGATCTGGAGGAAATTTCCGAGCCGTTGGACGAGGTGTTCGATGACGTCGGGTTTGACCAAGTGATGTTTGACCAGTTCGTGGCAGCGGAGCAGGCGGCAATGGTGTTCAAGGACAACATGGCCAACATCATGGCCGACATTGCCACCAACGCCACGGCATTGGGCGGTCAGTTCGGCGCAGCCTTTGGCCAGCTGCTCACCGGGGCAGAGGGCGGCGAGGAAGCCATGGCGTCCTTTGCATCGTCAGCCCTTGACGCAGGCTTCCAAGCAGCGACCGCGCTTGCCATCAACGCAGCCGGGCAGACGGCAGCAGCGGCAGGGCCGGGCGCAGCGATTGCCCTGCCCATCCTAATCACGGCGGGCATGGCGCTCATCCGCTCCACCTTCCAAGGCATCACCGGGTTCGCGGACGGCGGCATCATCAGCGGCCCAACAATGGGTCTTGTGGGCGAATACCCTGGCGCAAAGTCCAACCCGGAAGTCATCGCCCCGCTGGACAAGTTGCGGTCAATGATTAGCGACGTCAGCGGCGGCGGCCACGTAGTGGTCACCGGCCGCATCAGTGGGCGGGACATCTTAATTTCGAACGAGCGCACATCGCGCGACGCCAAACGTTTCAGATAATGGCAATTAGATATTACGCCCAGTTCGAAGACCTGCACGGCACGGAGTTCAGCATCAACATCTACGACAGTGCCTACTCCGGGTCGTCCCCGTTCGAGTTTAACGTGGGGTCGGAGGGCTTCCGCCTTGAGTACGAGATGGAGGACAAGTTCACGGCCATCTGCCCTAGCACTGTCATCGTGCCGATGTTATTGCAAAACAATAACGACGCGGCGCTGCTGACCAACCTCGTGAGCAGCGTGGAGGGGCGTTACATTTTGGAGATACGCAGCGGCGGGTCGACCTACGCCAACGGCCACGTCTATTGGCGCGGCATCATCTTGCCGGAGTTCATCGAGGTGGAGGACGAGGCCTACCCGCAGCTGGTCGAACTGCGGGCGATGGATGATCTGTCGAACCTGCGCACCATTGACTACCTACAAAGCCCGGAGGGCACGGGCTACGCCTACACCAAGGGCCACCTTGCCAACTGCCTGAACCTGCTGCGGCAATGGAGCATTACCGCCGACACCGACCGGTTCTTATTTGTCGAGGCGCTAGAAGCCTACGACAATGACGCCGTGTGGTACGCAGGCCACCAGATGCAGTTAAATTTTGCCACCTTCAAAGACCCATCGAACGAGCCGCCAACGTACTGGTCGGCTTACGAGGTCTTGGAGCAAATCCTGCTAGCCTACGGCGCGCGCATTTACTGGCGGCCAAGCATCGACACCGACGAGAAATCGCTATTCGTCATCGACAGTTGGGTCATGCACGTCGACGATGACGAGGACTTCACCGGCTACACGGTCGGCAACGACGGGACGTTAAGCGCGCAGCAGGTGCATGAACGCCCGCAGTTTAACCTCGACAGCACCGGCATCAACCGCATTAAGGGATGGAGGCACGGCTACCTGCCCAGCATCCGGGAGGTGCGGCGCGAGTTTGACTACCTCGAAACCAACCCGTTCACCATTGACCACGTCATCGACCAAGTCGATTTGGACAACTACCTCGACGCCTCGGTCACCTTCAACAATGCCCCGGAATTGCATTTTGGTGAAGGCACGCCGGCCTCGGTGCGCTTCCGATTCAAGTTCACCATTGAGCCGGATGCCACGCCCATCGTCACCTCGGCGCAGCGGATGCAGTTGGTGTTCACCCTTCGCCTTGGGCAGTATTACGCCATTCGCAACTACACGCAGGCCGATAACAACTTGCCATTCACCACCAGCGTAGGGGACAACAAGTTCATTATCGGTTACAGCTACGACGCGGCGGAGTGGTCGACCTCGGCGGGGTCGATGATATTCTTTTCGCCTGGCTTTGACCTCTACGCCGGAGGCACGTTTGAAATGGACTGCTCGGTGGACTTGCCCGCGCTACCTGCTGACTTATCGAACAACACCTTCAGCTGCGAGGTGGCGTCGCAACTGATTACCGTGACCACCTCCACCGGCGCACCGAACTCGTACCAGTACGCCAACACGGTGTCGAACTCGGTCATTACAAACCTGTCCATCTACCCGTCGGGCATCTATGAACTGACGGGCAGCACCGTGGTGTTCAAGGCGGTGAACGACGCAGTCGGAGGGCGGTACAAGTTGGAGTTGCCAGAGGCCAAAATATCTGACCTTGTGGTGAACAGAGGTGGCGGCATCTTCGTGCTGCCCATCGGTGGCGACCGCTTCCAGCCCAGCAAGTGGCGGTCGCTGGCCGACACATCGGTGGAAT